TTTGTAAATGTATAACTTGCAGTAGCAGGCTCTATTTCACCTTTTTTCCATAAGTATAGTTCTAATTTACTTGCAGTCTGTGATGCAGTCATTCCTATTCTTATTAAATAAGGGCTTCTTGAGTGAATGTTATTTATCATTATATATTATTATTTTGTTTTTTTACTAATTCATTCCAAATTTCTTCTGCTGTTAGATTTGCTAATCCATCTAACTTAGGGTCTATATTAGGTTCAATAAAGTTTTTAGGTCTAATACCTTTCTTCATAACACTTGCTGCTATTGCAAATTGTCCTGATATATTAGAAGTATAACCACTAAATGATGAGCTTGGTATTCTACTTCTAAATGAATAAGGTGAACCAAAACTTCTTTCTGTTCCATTTACACCTTTATCTTGAAACTCACCATAGTTTAACATTTCAACACCAACTTCATAACCATTATCATCAACCTTTATAGTGCTCTTAATAGAGCTTCTAAGTTGACCTGTATTATTAGGTGCAGCAGACTTTATATCTTCAATCATATCATTTATATATGATTGTATTGATTGTGATATACTTAACATTCTATTTCTAATCTTTTTACTATTTCTAATTGCTCCTCTGAACATCTCTGTCTTCTTGTGTGTAACTTATCTGTATTCCAGAAATGTCTTAACTCATCTAAAAAAGATGGTATCAATTTACATCCTTTACTTTTTAGAAACATTACATCATCATATGCTTCTTGCCACTTATGACTAAAAATCATATGACTAACTCTTAATGTCATTATCTCATCACCAGTCATTTCCCTATCAGGTGTTGGTTGTATATAATAGTAACCATTATTTTTAGCATTGTCATTTATGTCATTTGTAACATAATCCCAATCATCAGGTTCTCTAAAGAAGTCATCAAATAATTTTTTTGTCAATCTTGACCCAAATAAATAAAACATTAGCAGATAGATTGATTATTAGGTATCTTTAAGGTTATAGATATAAACCATCCATCAAGTAAATTATAGTCATTAAATATAATAGGACTTGCATCAGATATACTTTCAATTTCAATGTTATAATTGTTATTCTGTAATCTAATATAATTTACTAAATCATTTAGTATTGTATATGTGATATTTAAGTTATCTTGTAAGTTATCATTACCTTCAAACTTATCTGTAGGAATTGACTTACTTATATCTCTTTGGTCTAAACAAGCAATCTCAAATGAGAAGTAACTTACTTGACTTGATGACATAGGTGCAGATACAGGGTTTATATGTGTTAGTGGATAGATAGACTTTTTATATAGGTCTTTATCTTCTGTTCTTCCAAATACAACTGTATTGTTATTAGGATTATCTTCTAATCTACTTCTTAAAAAGTCAACTACTAAATAGAATGCATTCATTGTTTATTACTGTTTTTTCTTTAATTAAAAACACCTAAAATATAGGTTGTTTTTACTTATCTAATTTTATATTTCTTTATACTTGGTTTCATAAGAAAGTACATTCTCATCATAATTGCATCAGAGTAGTCAGGTGACCTTCCAATAATATTCTTTATTTCTTCTTTACTAATAATTTGTAACTTACCATCTTTATCTATATTCTTTCTTTTTATTAAAGAAAGTTCTTGTATTATAGATTGTCTTTGTTCAATTGTGTTATTGAATATATTTATTACACCATTATTTACTAACTCAGATAGTTTATAATAACATTGAGTTTTTAAGTTTTGATAATTCTCATCCTTTAATGGTTTAGAGTTATTTACAAAGTCAATACAATTTGGTAGATAATCTACTACACCACCACCTACACCATCACCATCTACTACAATGTTTCTATTATTTATACTCCATTTATTTTTTAATCTGTTGATTAGATTTACAATTTCATTAGTAAGTGATATATTCATTTCATATATTTCAATAATTGAGAAATTATTCCAGACTAATATAACTGCTTTATCTTTACCTTTTCTTGCAACATCACAGCTTATATAAAATGACTTACTATCAATAAGTGGTTGGTAATCCTTAAATATCTCAATTATATCATCATAATTGATTAGTGCTAATTCATCATCATATTCCCACTCACCATATAATAATCTCTTTTTAGAAACTTCATCAAGTTTATTTAATTGTGTGATATAATGTGGTGATATATTTGGATTATCTGTTACAAGTGCAGGTATAAAAGACTTATATTCTTCTAAGTTATTCTCTTTACTCTTTTTATAGAACTCATCATAAACCCAATTCTTTGCAGGGTTACAACTCATAAAAAGTTTTGGTATTAAATTATATTCATTTAATTTATATCTTATCCTTGATGCAACTATATTCTTTGCTTTTTCAGTTATTTGATTTACCTCATCAATAAAACCACCTGTGATTTCTAATGAACCTAAACTATCAAAATTAGGGTCAGATGGGTATAAGAATAAGTCTTTCAATATAATAGTTGAACCATTATAGAATGTTATTTCACCTGATTGTTGGTTATAGCTATAGTGTTGTTCATTTAATTTCATATTCTGACATATCTCAAAGAATGTATTTAATGTAGTTTGTTTTAATGCTTTTAATTTTGAACGACCCATCAACCATCTTGTTCCCGGGTATGTAATACAATTTATTATTAACCACATACAACCAAAGTAAGATTTTCCACCACCTGCACTACCACCAAATAAAACTTCAGTTGTGATGTCATCATTTAGTTTATCTAATGCAATTGTTTGTTTCTTTGTAAAATTTACATTTATTTCCAATTTTGATAGTTTATTATTTTTCCCACATATGCCTTATTTATATTATATAATAATGCAATATCTTTATATGTAAATTCACCAGTTTTATATTTTTCTCTGATTTCATTTACTATTTCATATGTTAGTTTAGAGTTTGGATTATTATCACCTGATAAATCATTATTATTCCTTCTTTTACCAATTTGTGCTAATGATATATTTTTTTTATGTTCATCTGTAAGTTTTCTACCAGTTCTAACACTTGATAAATGTTTTTTTGTTTCTTCTGTATGTTTTTTACCATAGAATGGGTTTTTATCACCTAACATATTTATTTTTTGGTATTCACTAAATTTAATCTTACTTTCTTCTGACCAATTACCACCACCATAATTACCATTATCTTTACCAAATTTTGGTTCTCTATCTTTCAATTTTTGTATTGTCTCTGGTGAGTGTTTGAAACCCTCACTTCCTTCACCACCATCTGTCATATTACATAAATTTTCTCTACCAATTCTTTTAATCCAATATATTTCATTTAGAATTGCATTCTCATTACTTAAATTATTATCAATTATAATAACATCATAACCATATTTATTTACAATATTATTCCAATATTTGTTTCTATTTCTTTTATCATATGCTCTATTACCTTTACCTTTACCAACATAAAATACTTTACCATCATTTAACCTTAGATGAAAATATACATAATAATTACTCATCTTGTTTATTTATATTTATTATAATCTTCTCACCACCTGATGTTATATCAATTTTCTTTATATATAACTGGTTTATTTTATTTAACTCTTTTTGTATTTCAAGAGCTAATTTATTATTTGTATTTCTAATTTCTTGTTCTCTCATATTCTCTAATAACATTATACTCTCTTCTAAAGCAGTTTCATTTACTTTTAGATATATTTCACCTAAAAGTTCTCTTGCTTCTCTAATTAGTTCATATGCTCTTGATTGATTTATATCATATGTAAGTTTTAGATATTTAACAATGCTTGTTGATGAGTAACCTTTCTTAACTCTTAAATCAATTATTTCTTCTATAACCTCATTTATATTTATTTTCATATTATATTTTATTTTTATACTACACTTTTTACACTTTTAGTTTATTTAAGACACTATATTTTATATTTGATAACAATATATCATTTAATATAAATAGTGTCTTAAATCAACTTTAATTTATGAATGTGTTTATTCTCTGTATCATCTTTGCAATCAACTGAGGACAATTACACCTTTTTAATTTAGATGTAAAGACTTCATTATACATTCTGAATAAATAATTTACATCATCATTTTGTATTACAGGACAAGAGTTTATTCTTTCCATAAGTTTCAATTCATCAAATGTTAAATCTCTTGATACTTTAATAAAAGGAAATGCTTTATTAAATCTTTTCTCTCTCTCAATGCATTCATCACATTGAGTAATTCCTAATACATTTGTTACAGACTTTACTAAGTCACCTAAACCACCTATTGATAGTTTTTGGTCTGTTGTTTCTATATCACCTTCTAAGATGATTTCTTTTTTCTTTCTTGCCATAATAATTAAAAACACTAAGAAGTATATTTGTTTTTATAGTTCTCTTGTATCATACTCTTTATTTTATTGACCCTCATATTTATAGTCATATGTGAAACACCTATTCTTTTTGCAATTTCTCTTTGTGATAAACCCCATATAAAATGTAGTTGATATAACTTCATATCATAAGATGGTAGTTTAAGTATTGTCTTTGATATAATATCTAATTTATCTTGGTCTTTTAGATTATTCTCAATAATCATTTCTATATCTTCAATGTCAATTATATCTTCCATTTCTAAATTCTCAACTTCTTTCTTTTGTTTATTACTTATCTTCTTTCTATTATTTATGAAAGACCTTTTTAGACTAATAAAAATATAATTATCATTTAGTTTATCTCCATCAATTTTATTCTCAATAATTTTTAATATAAGTTCTTGTAATAATTCATCAGCATCTTTATTATTTGTAATAACTCTTGACATATTTAACCATCTCTTGTA